TCTCCCCCCGCGAACGACGGCTTTATGCTATGGATTATGGGTGCCATTTATCCTCTCGATGTTACGAACGTGCTCGTCTGCTTCGCCGGCGCCTGCTGCTCGCCCGCGTCGTACCTGTTGCATTCGCTTGCCGCCACCCTGAAGTTCTCGTTCATCTTCTTGGCCAGGTCCTGGTCTGCTACGAGGGGCATGGCCAGGTCCGCGGCGAGACGGTACTCCAACACCTTGACGAAGCTGGGGTCGAAAAGCGTCGTGTCTGACACCAGGTATATATATTCCCCGTACGCCTGATAGACGTTCGTAACGATTACCCTCTCATTCGTGTCCGGGTCGTATAATTCGCGGAAGTTCTGCCCGCGCGCAGGATCCGTCTCCCCAGAGTTGTAGACCAGGAGCATGTTCAGGCAGTTCGCCGGGTACTTGTACGCGTAATCCCAGTGCAGGGGCGTGTACGTATCGTGCAGGGCGAGGGCGACTATCGCGGTGGCGAACCCCGGCTTCCCCTCGCGCAGGGATGCGCGCAACGCCGGGTCCCAGGCACGCGCGGCGGCAAGGGAGGCCGGAGTGGTATCGGTCAGGGCCACGATCGGCGACTGCGCTATCTTTTCGAGTCCGCCGTTGATTATAGATACTTGCGAGGGTCCAGGCATTTAAGCCTCCTTTAAGTTAAGCAACGTATAAACTCCTATTGCTATTCCAGTCAAAATGTGTTATACTCCTTAAAAAGGAGCTAACATGAGAAAACTTCGTAAGGCAATATGTAAAATTTGCAAGAAAGAATTTCAACATAGATATGCCTCGGCAAAATACTGTTCCTCGAAATGTACTGGGATTGCTCATATAGGGCTTAAACAAACCGACGAAGCAAAACGAAAAATGGTGGCCAATAGGATTAGTGGCCCAAATAGATATTGGCTTGGTAAAAAAAGACCGGATATGAAGGGCAATAAATTCTGCGAAGGAGTAGCCCCGTGGAATAAGGGAATTAAACGACCTGATATGTCTGGCGAAAAACATTTTGCATGGAAAGGTGGCAAAGAAAAAACTGCCAAGGGGTATATTCGTATTCTTGCTCCTAATCATCCCTTCGCTCACGCAAAAGGATATATTTTTGAGCACCGTCTGGTAATGGAGAAATATCTCGGACGTTATCTTCGCCCCGAGGAAGTTGTCCATCATATAAACGGTAATCGCGCAGATAACCGTATAGAAAATCTTAAATTGTTTAAGAATGAGTCTGAGCATCGTAAACATCATTCTCCTTCCGCATCGTATTTTCATAGAAAGCCAAAAAACATAAAATAGCAGGCACTACATGAAAAAGCCTCATCGGGAAATGTGTTATCATAAGTGTTCCTAAAATCACGAGTCCCGTAAAAATAGTTATTGCCTTATCTGTCCGCGTCTTAAATAGTCTTATCAGATGAAATATGAAAGCTCCAAATAACGCCACACCGATAAGGCCCATCTCGAAATATATCTGTAAATAATCGTTATGCGCTTGTAATGCTGGCGTTTGATTCCCCGTTAGGGTTTCTATTTCCCAATATTCAGACTTGGGATATGTGCCGAGCATCGTCAGGTCATGGGATAGCGCCGGAAAAACTAATTGATAGCTGGAAATCCCTCGACCTTGTATCGGCCTTTGATTAGCAAGTTGAATCGTCTTTTTCCATATCGGCCCGCGTCCTGCCATCCACTGGCCTTTTATATGCTGAAACTCGGCGGTAACTATAAATAATGCCACTATCATCATCACTATAATAACCAAAGTCTTTTTCCTCCATCCCCTAACCTTTAATATGGAATAAATTGTTATGCCAGCCGCAAGCGCCGCCATCATCCCAATAGAACCTGTTATCCATGCTATAAGGCATAGAGGTATGATATTGAGTTTATTGTTCAGAATTAAAAAAGGAGCAAGACAAGCAATCAAAGTCGCGCTTATCATTTTATTTCCGACAATGCCTATTACCATCGGCTCGGGCCGGTTGAAGTTGAAGAGCGTGTCATGCCCCAGTAGCTGCACGGTCATGAACGCACAGATGAGCAGGAAAGCCGACTGCACCGCCTTCTGGACAATGGTATAATCCTCCACCCTCATCTTCCGGCAGAGCAGGTAAAAGTACGCCGCGGCCACAGTCGGTATCGTCATCATGAACGACCAGTAAGGCGCGGCCGACAGAAAGGATCCCACGAAAGCCCAGAGGACGAGGAGTTTTGCCGGCCAGGGAGCGTCCGTGTGGATGTAGTAGAACGCCAAGAGCCCGGCCAGACCGACGCTCCAAAGCCAGAGCATGCTGTTGACCTGGCAGGTCACGTTGATGTTCACTGGCGGCGTCATTACGAACACCGAGACAATCGCCGCGACCACGTACGCTATGGCCTTCTTCAATTCTTGCCCTCCCAGAATGGGTGCATGGGTTTTCCTGTGTTAAACGGGCATCCCGGGTAATCGTACTTTGTGTCTTTCCTGGATATGCAGGTGCCGCCCGTTATCTGCTTTCCGAGGCGCTTATCGTATATCATGCAGGTCGGGGTGCCAAGGCGCGTAAAGAACAGGTATTCGCACCAGTGGAATAGGTTGCCCTCTCCCGCGAGGCAGCACTTTCCGCACCTGTTGCATTCTATCTTGTCCGCTTTTTTCGCCATAAGGGCTGGGGGAGCCGGTGAGGGCCCCCCCGTTCTCCTTTTAGTATGTTACCGTGCATCCGTTGTTGCTGGCGATTACCCATCCTGTCGTGTCGTCAAGCCAGAGGAGGGTGATGTACTTGTCCATGCCCAAATACCCTGTCCCGGGTGACGCTATCTGGATCGTCGCCCACCCTGTGTGCGCCGTGTTCGGGATAGCGTACAGGCTCGGGTTGATGGTTACGTTGACGCCGGCATCGGCGGCCTTAAGCGTAATCATCTGGCCGGGTACGCCGGCATCGATGTCGATCGTCTTGGTCGTGCCCGCGGAGAACTGGATTACTCCGTAGGCGAGCGCGGCGCTGTCTATGCCTGACGCCGTTGACACACTCGTTGTAACGCCTGCCTTGTGCCCCGCCGCCACGACATTCGTGGCAAAAGTCGGGTTAGAGGCAGTCGTGCCGAGCAACCGCGAGTTCGTCCCATCGTGGTTATGCCCGTCGGAGGTGGTCCCGAATACCGCCTTCAGTGCGCGGAAAAGGTCCCCTTCCCCCCAGTTATAGACGGTCGCGTTCGCTGTAGCGAAAGCGAATATCAGGGCCACGATGAGTATTGCTGTGATCATGTTCCTGTATTTCATCTCATCTCCTTTTAGGGTTCCGGGGCAGGGGCTACGCGCCCCCACCCGTTCGCCCTATTTTTTTAGAGGCCCTTATCCAGCGGGTGGTCGGAGTCCAGGACTATCCTGGAGTCGATGCCGCCGGAGTCCATCGCCGCGCTGAACGTATGGTAGAACCGGACGTACCGAAGTACGCCTGCCGGTATTACCGCGTCCAACAGGGTCACGCCTACTGCGCCTGCCGCCGTTGCCGCGCCTGCGGCTATGGTTATCGTCGGGCCCGTCAACAGCGTTGTGGGCGCTGCGAAGGTATCCTCCGCGCAGGTCTGGAGCGTGGTGATTATCGTGCCGCCGCCCGCATCCACGTATGCCGTGGATATCTTGGCGACTGCCCTCGCGCCGGGCGTTAAGGCGTTGCCGGCGGCCAGCGTGTCGACGTGCGAGGTCGACGCGCCGGTATCGAGGATCAGGTGGTTGTCATCGAACAGTAAAAACGCATCCGTTATCATGTTATCGTCTCTCCTTTAGTTATCGGGTGCTGCGTTTACGCTATCGCCGTCTCCGCGTTGGTGATCTCGTCTATGCGGCGTATCGGTACGCCCATGAACGAGAGGGTCGGCCTGGTGATGCCGCCTGCGCCCTGCAGGTTGTCAAGCGTGATCCACGTGTTCGAGCGGCTCATCATCTTGACGCGCAGCATCATCTTGACGGTGTTATTGCAGTAGAACGCGAACCTTGCCGCGCCGGACGGAGGCGTCATGTCCAGGGCCATGCTCATCATCTTGATGATGTTGGCCGAGGTGTCCGCCACGTCGCCGGCGGTCAAGAGCGCGGTCGTGTCGATGTTGCAGATACGCACGACATAGCGCCAGTCGGCTACGACAAGCCCGACCTTGTGCTGGTAGTGCGCCACGAGCGCCTGGTACGGGTTACCAGTCGAGTCGTAGACCATCTGCTCGCCCAGGTCCTGCTGCTGCAGGCCGGCCTGGCTGCCCTTCGGGTAGATACCGAAGACCTTGTCGGTATCCCATCCGACCAGCCATATCGACGTGAGGTTTGCCGCGCCTCCGCCGTTTATGATCTGGCCCGATGTCGCGGAGCCTGCGAGGGTGTAATACCTCGGGGCGAGTCCGACGAAGCGCTCCGGGTTCACGTCCGTGTCGCCGTAAACGAGCGATGACGCCAGCGACTGGGACATGCCCTCGATGATTCCCTTGTCTTCCTGCATCCTGAACGCCTGGGTGTTGCCGTTCAGCATGGCCAGATCCTTGTCGATATAGGAATAGTTCTCCATCATACCGCAGGTCGTTTCGATCTGGTTCGTTGTGGTCTTGACACGCACGACGCCCTGGTTGAGTAAGCGCCAGGTAGGCGTGGGCAACGAGGCGCGCAGGGTGGACTTATGCCCTGTCGGCAGGTTGCCTTCTACGAACGGGATATCGTCGTATATCTCGTTGTAGTGGTTCATTACTTCGGCGATCGCCGCGGCCTTGCCGTTCGGGTCGATTCGCCTCGCTACGTCGAGTAGCGACAGGCTTGTTGCTCCGAGAACTGCCATGTTTTAATCCTCCCTTGTTTAGGTTACGTTTACTGCTTGCTCGTCGGGTATAGCACCTCTCCCGGCGTCTTCTGCCCTCCAGATGCCGCGGGTCCTCCCGGCACGTGGTCCTCGCTTATCGACCTGCCTAGCTTTATGACGTCAGCTATCAGGTCCTTGTCGTTTGATAGTCCGGACGCGTTGAGCTTCTCTACGGTTGCCGGCGAGAAGAACCTATCACGGCTCTTTGCGGCGAACGCAAGTTCTTCCTTGTAGTTCGCGCCGAGTGTCTTGATAGTTTCCTGCTTGAGGCCTTCGACGAATCCCTTGAAGGCCTCCGCCTGCGCCGTCGCTTCTGCTGCGCGCATTCCGGAGTAAAAATCGACAAGCTTCTGCGCCTTTTCCTGCGAGAGGTCGAGCTCCTTGAATACCGGGGCGGCCTTCTCGACGAGTGCTTTGTCGAGGGTGAAGCCCTCCGGTACCTTGAAGTCCTCGTACTTCTCGGGTGCGCCCTTCGCAGCTTCCGCTGCCTTATTCTTCTCGATAAGGGCCGCCTTCTTGGGTTTGTCGGCCTCCTCGAGTTTATCGTCAGGCGTCTCGAGCAGCCGCTTGTTCTCGGCTTCCTCTGCCGCCCTTGACTCCTTTGCCGCGTCGTCCAGGATATTGCTGGGGTCCGCGTTAGGATTCTTTGCCGCCGCAGCCGCCGTTTCTGCTGCCTTCGCGGCCGCTACCGCCTCGGGCGATCCTTCTGCCGGGGGCGTCACTGCTCCGGGTGTATCAGCCATCTTGTTTCTCCTCCTCTTTTTTCTCCGCGGCTTCTTTTGATTTTCGCTCGGAGATGTGGTCGCGCTGTATCTGCGCGAATGCGTATATGTCTGCGTCGTTGACGTCGGCGAGTATCTCCTGGCCGACCGCCTGGATGCCGCAGGCCCTTCCCATTTCCAGGGCGTTAGTCGAGAATGGGTTCCGGGTCAGCCCCGTCTTCTCCCATACCCTCCAGAGGAACCTGCGGAACTCCGGGAGCTTGAGCAGCTTCTGCATGTCCGAGAGGTCCCGCGCCTTCTGGTATTCTTCGTCCTTCTTGATCTTGGCCGCCTTTGCGACGTCCGAGGTCATGAATATCGGCTTGTTACCCATCAGGGTTGCGCTCCTGTTATCCCGGCCATCGTTGCGTCAAGGGCGCTGTTCGCGCCTACGGGGGTCGTGCCGAGGTCCTTGGCCGCCTTTGCGCCCTTGGCCGCGCCTTCGATCATCTGGGTCATGGCATCCGCCTGCGCCTGCTTCGCCGCGGCCTCCGCGCGCTCCTTGCGCTTCTGGGTGACTATGATCACGTCGTTCATGGTCTTGGCCGGGACGCCTATGCTGTCCGCGTATATCCTGATCGTCTCGTCCAGGTCGTAGTTGTCGAGGACCGACGCGTCCCCGGTCTTGCCGGCTATGTTGAGTCCGAACCCGAGGTTCTGCTCTATGGCGGTTATGCCTATCATCTTCTGCGCCTGGGCGAAGATGGAGACGTAGGTGACCTTCATGGGCATGCCACCGATAAGCTCCTCGAGTTCCTCCGAGAGCTCCGGGAGCTGCCCGTTGCGGTTCATGATGTTGAACACGCGGTCTATCATGGGGTTGTTCTGCTCGTTATTGAGCTTGGCTATGACCGGCGAGAGCATGTTCAGCTTTTCGGACTGCTTCTCGGCTATCTCGGTCGCGGTCACGTTGCTGCGCTCCATCTCGATCATCATCCTGAACAGGTCGTTGAAGAACGAGTCGTCCAGCGCCTTCTTGACCTCGAGGATGTCCTCGCGCATCGCGTTTATGTCGGGCGCTATCTGGTACGCAGGCTTGAGCCCCGCGTTCGGCAGGAGCGCGGAGAACCTTGTCACTCCCCCGGGCAGCGTGTTGACCGAGCCCTGGACGGAGGAGTCCGCCTGCATAGGCGGGTTGATTGCCTTGTCGAGCGCCATCAGTTTCTGTATCTGCATGGTCTGGAGCATCTTGTCGTCGCCGAGGACATCCCATCCCGGGGCGTAGCCGTATATGTCCGTCGCGCTTGTCGTAGACCACCTGGGCGCCACGCAAGGGAACTCCTCAAACCCGCTGCGGCGCAGGAAGGTATCTGTCGAGGACCCCTCCTCCCAGTAGACCGAGCGGTAGGGCATGTTCCTGAAATCCAAGAACCCGGGGATTCGCGTGTCGTTGACCTCTATCAGGTGGTTGACCTTTATCCACCCCTGGGTGCTGTTTGTCTCGTACGCGGACTTGATGGACGGGGACACGTTATCTATGCCGAATTCGCTCACAAGCGCCCCTACCTGCGCCCAAAACTGCCTGCCTATGCCATTTACCCTGCCGTCAGGCCCGATGGACAGGAAATACTCCCCTGCCGTAAAATTGCGGAAGCGTATCGTGTCGCGGTAGTCCTCGAGGATGAACATGGAGGACGTGCCAAAGGTGGCTATCTCCTCGTATGCCACGTGCAGGGACTCGTAGGCGTTGCTGTCGGCCAGGGTCGCGTGCATGCGCCGGGCGCATTCGTCGAGGTACTCGCGGACAGGCTTGTACTGCTCCAGGTCCTTGTCCGGCAGTCCGAGCTTGAACCACGGCCGCGAAGGCGACGTGCTGCCAGATATCATGCCGCTGGCTAGGTCGCGGATCCTGCGGCGCGCGTGGCTATCTATCACGGTCGTGTGGTCTATCTTGGCGCCCGAGTTCGGGATGCCGCTGTTGAAGCGACCCCTGGTCGGGTTGAGGTAGAGTGAGAGCTCTGTGAGCCCGGGCACCCATTTCGCGAACTCGGTCTTCATGTAGTTGAGGCGCTTCTCGAACGGCTCGCGTTTGACGCCCTGCTTCATGTTCATCTGCGCATCGCTCGTAGGCATATTAGCCACCCAGGGTGTTCTTGCTTCCGGTTGCGGCTTGCGTCAGCAGGTCGGGGCCTGTGCCCATTACTCCGCCCGCGCCCGACTTCATGGTGCTCTGCAGCCCGTAGCGCATGGATGCCACCTTCTTGCGCTTCTTCTCCGCGGTCAGTGGCGCCGTTTCAGACGGAACAGCCGACGGCACGGGTGCCGGTGTGGGCGTTGGTTCCGGTACATAAGCCTGTTCTTCTTCCTCTTTCTTCCCCATTTTTAGCCCTCCGCAATATCGTGGTCCGGTTGTACAATGACATTCGCTCGTTATGCTTCTCGCGCTTCCAGTAAATGTATTTCGCCCAGGGGTAGCTTATAGCCTGCTTGGCTATGAACCCCTGCAGTATCTCGTTGAAGACGTTGCGCCTGCGATAGTCCTTGTGCACCCAGACATCGTTTATCCAGATGTACTCTCCGCGCGTATCGTCCTTTCCCTGCGCGTCCACCATGCGGTACTCCGCGTACGCGATGATCCTGCCGTCCTCGTCCTTCTTAGTGATTACCACGCAGCACCCCCATCGGGTCGTACTTGACGCTTGCATTCGCGAATTCGAGATTACTTTGCCCCGGCAATCCGATTCTCTTAGGTGCCACAGGTAAAGCAAACGTCAAGGCTAGTCCATCAGCCCTGTTTGGTGATTCCAACCCACGCGTCTTCATGTCCTCTTTTGATTCCAGGATTATCTTGCCCGCATTCTTTCCTGTCGCGACAACGTAATATTCAGGCCCGATTATCTGGGCACATAAAATAGGGTCATCGGGTATACTTCCGCCATCCTTGAGCCATTGCTTCATTGAGTTCCACATTTCCCCGCGCTTATTAACAAAACCAGCGTCCATAGATGCGCCGCCAAACGGCACGAGTATCCAGTTTTTACCAAGTTGTTTACCCGCGGAATAGATACCCGTGCCATATCCGAAGTCAATAAATACGGCGTCGGCGTGCTCAATATTTTCGTAGGTCGAAATATACCCGGCCATCTGAAAATCATCGTCATTTTTACGATAGGTATTGAGAATTCTAAAATGATTACCCTGCCGCAGGCTTATAACTATTTCATCACCTCCTGTCCACGCAGGCTCAACCGAAATAATCTTAGCGGCGTAAGCGCACTGAGACTCCAAAACCTTTGCTTTCCTGGCTAATTCGACATAGCTTGAAGGGATAAACTGACGGTCAGATACGTTCGGAAACACGCCGCGGACACGGACGCGACAGAAGTCAGAGTCCTCGCCGTAGTCGTCTATCTGTTTCTGTATTTCTTCTTTGTTCGTCATCCTGGCCGTGCGGCTATCTATCTGTGCAGTAATCCAGCGATGACGAAACTTGTTAAAGCACTCAAAGAACCTGCCCTGGTTACGCGTAGGATTTCCACATACAATCCAGAGTATTTGAGTATTCTTATCGGTGAGCGCGCCTTCGGTAACTTCCCAGATCTTGTCTGGGATGGCTGAGGCCTCGTCGAATACGATCAGAAGTCTCTTTCCTTGGTTGTGAAGACCGGCAAATGCCTCAGTCTTCTCCTCGGACCATGCAACCATATCGATACGCCAGGTGCGCTCATGCTCGGGAGAAACGGAATATATCGATGTCGCCGTAAGATTAAACCAATGCTTTGCGATAAAAAGCCGGTACCACTTCGAAAGCTCGGACCAGGTCTTGGTTTTTAGCTGAGCTTCGGTATTCGCCGTAACGACACCCTTTGTGTCTTCGTGGGTTGAAAGAGCCCATAGAATAAGCCATGCAACTAACGCTGATTTTCCGGGACCATGACCAGAGGCTATCGCTATCCTGATTGCCTGGTTTATGGTCAAAAGGCCATCACGAATCTGCTTTAAGATATTGGCTTGCCATTCATCTGGGCCATCAAAACCCTCGAGTTCGCCCTTTTCCCATTCAAAAGAATAGAGGACAAACTCATAAGGGTCTTTACTCATCACTGCCATATCGTTGATGAGCTCTAAATCAGGATTTGTTTCCTGTTGGGTTTGTAAGGCCATTTATCCTTGAACGGGCCTCCTTAATTTTTTCGGCCAGTATGTTGTAAGTCACATGCCGCGAGTTATCTATAAGCGGTGTATCCTTCCAATCGAAATTCTTTAAAGCAAAAATAGCTCCGGTAGGTGTGCCGGTCTGCAACATCTCCTCGTACTCCATCTCGATCCGGGTCCGCGCGCTTTTTATGCTGTCAGAAAACTCGGGTCTTTTTTCGTAGTCATAAAAACTCTGGCGATTACAAAAACCCAAGAACAAGCACAATCCCGTAATTGTCGGGACCTTCATATCTATCTTTTCCCTGCGATTTGCAGGGCCTACAATGACCTCGCGCACTCTCACCCCGGTATCAAAATACTCATCTACCTTGCGGTCGAGTTCCTCTGGGGTTGAGAATAACAGCGGCCTGCCCTCCCGCCTTATTACCTGGTCCGTCTTTTCCGTCAGTTTCATCTTTCCACTCGATTGTTATCTTCGCGGTTGTTCCTGCAGGGGCGAACGCAAGTAATCCCATATTGGGATCCTCGCCTCTGAGCTTAACTTCAAACCCTTTATCCAGGCTCACTAAAGCCTTCGATTTCAATTCCTTTACGAGAGCTTGGAATTCTACTTTCATGGGCGAAAAGTTAGCATCCTAGAGGAGCCGATACAAATAATTCTACAAAGGCATACCGGAAAATAGGGATTTTATCGACGAGGAACTACAGGATTGATAAAGGAAAGATTTATTTGATAAACAGGACAAAAATATGCGTTATTAAAACTGGTCTACTTTGAGGCGGCACTTTTCCAGGATGGAGCGTAAATGCAGGAGAGCGTTTATATTGCGGTCTACTTTATTGGCCATGCGGACTATCCGGCCCTGTTCTTTCCTGGTGAGATATCCCTTTCCCAGACATTTGATGATGAAGCGCCGAGATACCTTGACTGTCACGGTCCTCTTTGGAATGAGCCTTGGTCCTGGTGATAAGCCTAGGTTTGCGATTCTATTCTCCCCTGATGGTAACCTTACGGGCGGCCAGGTACCGCACCCAGCCGCATCTCCATAAGGCTTAATTAGCACTTGGTTGA